TTGAAGAATTTTAAGAAACTCTCCGCTCTTGTTCTGGCTGGTGCAATGGTCTTCTCGCTGGCGGCCTGCGGCGGCAATAGCGCCAGCACTCCCACGCCCGCCCCTGCGGACACCAGCGCTCCCGCCGACACCTCCGCCCCCGCCGATACCACCGCCCCTGAGGCAGTCACCAATCCGGACGAGATCGAGGACAGCATGACCTCTGCCGACGGTACTTATGAGGTCGCTTTTATCACCGATGTGGGCCAGCTCAAGGACAAATCCTTCAACCAGGGCACTTTTGACGGCGTGAAGCTGTACGCCGTCGCCAATGGACTGAGCTACAAGTATTATCAGCCCGCCAACGGCAACGAGGCCACCGACGACGACCGTTACGATGCCATGAAGGCCGCCGTTGACGCCGGTGCCAAGGTGGTTGTGGCCGCCGGCTTTATGCAGGAGAACGCCCTGAAGAAGGCAGCTGCCGAGTTCCCCGACACCCCCTTTGTCTTTATCGATGGTTATCCCCTCTCCGATGAGGCCGGCAATACCCTGACCAATGTGGCGGCTGTGGCCTTTAAGGAAGAGCAGTGCGGCTACTTCGCCGGCTATGCCGTTGTGAAGGACGGCTTCACCAAGCTGGGCTTCTCCGGCGGCGGCGGCGGCACCAACGATGCCTGCTGCCGTTACGGCTATGGCTTTGTCCAGGGCGCCAACGCCGCTGCGGCGGACATGGGCGTTACCGTGGATATGAACTACTCTTGGGAGTACGGCTCCAGCTTCAGCGCCTCTCCTGAGCTGCAGACCATGGCCAATGGCTGGTATGAGAGCGGCACCGAGGTCATCTTTGCCTGCGGCGGCTCCATGTTCCAGTCCATCGCCGCTGCTGCTTCCGCCAACGACGGGTTTGTGGTCGGCGTGGACGTAGATCAGTCCAGCCAGTCCGACACTGTCATCACCTCCGCCATGAAGGGCCTTTCCGACGCTGTCGAATGGGCCGTGGCCAAGGTCTATGACGGCACCTTCTCCGAGATCGGCGGCGTGGCGACCTCTCTGGGCGTCAATGAGAACTCCGTTGGTCTTCCCACCGACACCTGGAGCCTGGAGAATTACCCCGTGGAGGAGTACGAGGCTCTGTATCAGGAAGTGCTGGATGGCACCCTGGTGGTGGACAACGACTTCACCAAGCTGGAGACCACCGAGTGGTCCAATGTGAACCTGAACGTCATCTAAAATCCGCTTTTTCATGAAAAGGAGGAGACGCCTTTCGGGCGTCTCCTCCTTTTTGCATGTGGAGAATAGGAGCGGGATTATTTGCAGCAGCCGGACTGCACGTCGCGGAAAGCGTCTCCGCAGGCGATGGTATTGGGGGGGAAGAACTCATCCACGGGGAATTTGACGTGGCGGAAAATCTCACAGGGGTCATCCTCGCCGCCGCCGCAGGCGCACTCCTTGTCGGGCATGCAGTAATCATACACCGGCATCAGAAGCTGAGTCTCGCGCTCCAGGCGAATGATGGAGAACTGACCCAGGGTGACATAGACCCGCTTGCCCTCGCCGCCGAAGCACAGGTCGCTGCCGAAGCAGGCGCAGATGCAGGGCGGGATCTCGGTGAGCTCGCAGTCACAGGGACGGCACTCGCAGACGTCCACCAGCTTCATATTGAGCACGATGGGATCTACGGCCTCCACAACAGCGGTAGGCAGGTTGCTCTTGCGGATGTTCTGCTCGTCCAGCGCCTCAAAGGCGGCTTCAGAGCTGAAAATCTTGGCGTTACCCTCGCTGCCGAAGAGAATGACGCGCTTGTCAAAAACGGCAAGGCCGCAGATCTCCACAGGACGGGCGGCGCCCACAAAGGCATCCGCGGTTACGCGGTAGAAATAGCGGACGTCTACAGTATAGAAGCCGCGGTTAAAGCCGACTGGTTCCACATCGATGTACACGTACAACAGCTCCGCGGTTCCGGCCTTGATGCTGATGGCGCGGTCAATGGCGCATTGAGAGCTCTGCGTGGGGTAGAAGCGAAGATCTTCGATACAGTCCTTATCGCAAGATATACCGCTTTAGAATATGCTGGGCATAAAAATACCAAAGTCCTCAAAGCCCTCCGTCAGTTGGGCTTCAGGTCATAGCGGAGATGGAAATCAGTAGGCTTTGTTTTCTTTGCTTTGGTGTACCACACCGTTTCCAGCACGCTGTGGAGCAGCTCGTTTCGGTGTGCGGGGTCAGACTCGTCGTAGGAGTCCAGCACGGCTTGGATCCGTGCCGCCATGGCGGCAGGGTCCGCCTGGAGGCTATTACGGATCGTCCGCTGGAGCTGGTCGGCCTCCTGTTCCGTGTTTGATATTTTGGATTTTAGCTTCCCCATCCGCTCCCGGAAAGTAGGCACATCGTATACACCCTGCTCCAGCAGATCATAGAGGCGGCTCTTTTGGGCTTCGGCGGCGGACAACTCTTTGTGCAGGGCATCCAGACGAGCCTCCTGGAAGTCCGTACCCTTTACAATTTCGTCTGGCCTGTCTACCATGAGCTGCCCCAGGACCTCCTCCAAATGGTCCAGGATCGCCTGCTCCACAAACTCAAATTTTGCCCCGGCACAGCACCCGGGGGTTGTGCAGAGGAGATAGGGCTGTCCATTATTTGCCCCAAGCCGCTGCATATTTTTGCCGCATACCGCACAGCGGACCAGCCCGGCCAGGGGACTCTTTATCGTGCCGTCATTGGACGCGGGGATGTAGCGCCCTGTCATAATGTCCTGCACCTTGTCATACAGCTCCTTTGTCACAATGGCGGGGTGGAGGCCGTCCACAATCGTCCACTTATCCCGAGGCTGATAGATGGTAATATGCTTTGGGTTGCCCTTAGAGCCCTTCTTGATATGCTTTTTCTGGTCCCACACAATCTTGCCGATATACGTGGGGTTGCGCAGGATAGCCGCGACCGTGGTACGGCTAAAGGCGTCCGACCTGCGGGGCTTGGCCCCCATGGCGTTGATTTGGCGGGCGATGGAGACACAGCCGTAGCCGTCCGCATACATCTCATACATCATGCGGACGAACTTCGCCTCCGGCTCCACGATTTCCAGGGTGGGCTTTTTGTCGACCTCTATTTTGCGGTATCCATATGGGGCGTTTGCTACATAGCCTCCGGACTCTATGGTCTGCCGCAGGCCGCGGCGGAGCCGCTTATTGATGATCTTATACTCCCGGCGGCTCATAAAGGTTTTAAACTCCGCCATCTCGTCGTCCAGATCATCGGCGAGGTCATAGGTTTTCTCGGGTGTGACGATCAGCGTGCCGGAGTCCCGGAAGGTATCCAGGATGATTCCCTGATCCTTCATCCGTCCACGGGATAGGCGGTCCAGGTCCATGACCAGGACCGCCTCATATTTTCCATCCTCAACGTCCTGGAGCAGGCGGAGCATCTCAGGCCGGGCATACAGAGACTCTCCGCTGACTACCTCCCGGTAGGTCTCAACCACATGGATCCCGTTCTCCACGGCATATTTGGACAGGGCGGAGCTGTGCTTGCTGAGCACTTCTTCTGTATCCATGCCCTCTTCCATTCGAGATTTTCGCAGGTATGCGGCTGCATCCATTGTATGTGCTCCTGTTTCAATCCACATTTCTTAAAAATGACCTTTAAGCCGCCCCTGGTATGCGAGTACCGGGGGCGGCATTTTTATTGTGCCTTTTTAAGCTGCGCCACTTCGCGGTTGAGCTTCTTTACAGATGCCTCTAAGGTGGTCAGGCGGCCGTCGATGATATCCATATCGTCCTCGCTGGGCATTCGGCGCAGGATATCCTCCTGCCCCTCGGCCAGCAGATTGAATTTGGGTGTGACCTCGTTCTCGATCAGAACGCCCACCTCCCGCATGATCTCCCGCTTCTGCTGGGACAGTTTTTGGTCTATCATGCTCGCCATGCGTTTTTCAGATTCTCCGATTCTGGAATCCATGATCTGTGCGATTGCCTGTAGGTCCTTTTCTTCCAACATCAGGATAACCTCCTTCTACTTTTGCGTTGGAAAATGTTAATCGGTCACTCCAGCGAGAGCGTCATCGACGGCATCCCAGAAGTCAGTTTCATTAACGATAACAACGGAGGCACCTTCTTTTCGCAAATTGACCGCCTCCTCAATCTTACGCCCGTAGCAGGCATAGGCCCAGCATGGATTTCCAGCATTTCCGACCACAAGGTAATCAGTTTTCGCAGAGACAGAGGAGCGTGCCTTGCCGCCGAGTTGAGTAATGGTCTCCACAAATTCTGCCCGCTTGGCTCGATGGGACTCCCCGGTAAAACAAAAAAGCTTTCCGGGAAAAACAATATCAGGGCACATAGCACAGATGCCGTCTACACTGTACTTCTTGCGCAATTGAGAAAAATCTTTCTCGGACAGGTTATAGGAGGCGGTGAAATCGATGACATTTCCGAAAAAGGCCATCAACTGCTCCCGTTCCTCTCCATCGATTTTTTTATCTCTCAGGACAACGTGCAGCAGACTGTTGATCTCATCAAATGGGTATGTACCCGCCAGAAAGTCATTGGTGTCTATCCATGATTTCAGTGTGGCGATTTCCTGGTCACTCAGCTCTCCGTCGGCAAGCAGGCCGTGGAGCATCCCCGCGAGAAACTGGATGGAGGAGGTCACCATATCGTAATAGGATGCATTATCCACAAAGTTGTTGCAAAGCCACAGGATGTCTTTGGCTTCGTCCTCGGTCACTACGCCGTCCTCGTAAGCGGATTCAACCATCGGTATGATCTCAGAGAATGGATGGCAATACCTAAGATGAGCCTGAAGTTCACACCAGTGTATCAGCTCGGTGACCTCTTTGCTGCCAACCGACAAATCAGAATTGATTCCAGCTACCAGCCCGCGCAGGGTATTGATAGCCTTGTGTAACTCAGCGGGTTCCATGAATTGACGGTATTCACGCTCAGTCGCCATTCTCTTCACCTCATATATCGGTCATTATGACCTTTATTTTTTGTTTCAGATGGTGTCAAGTCACCAACCGAAGATATCCTGTGGCTGGCCCTTGGTCCATTGGCCAAGGACGCGGCCCACAGTCCGAAGATTGTCGGACTCTGCGATCACAATATCCGCGTACTTAGGATTGAGGGAGACGAGGCGGACCTGACGGCTGCCGTGGTCCACGACTAATTTTTTGCAATATGCCTGCCCGTTAAGGATAAAAATGCCGATCTTACCAGCATCGATGACCGGGGCGGCCTGAACAAACACAGTGCCGCCGTCGTGAATTTTAGGCTCCATGCTGTCGCCGGAAATAATAATGCCAAAGTCAGCCTTTGGCGGAATTACGGCGTCCGGGTACTGCTCAATATGGTAGTCCGGCTCATCCAGATAGTTACCCAAACCGGCGGCGGCAGGCTGATCATAGACATTGATTTGCACTATGCCGTGGTTCTTCTTCGCCTTGGGGTAGAAAATGGCGGCGGGCTGTTCTTGTTCCTTACGGGGTTCAGCAGGCGCGGCTTTACCTTCGTATGCCAGGATGGCCTTGACCGCTCCCTTGCCGTGATCATCCAGATTATCATAATCTTTTGCTATTTTCTTAGCCTCCTCCGAGAGATCGGAGGGGGTTATTTGTTGCCTGCCAGTTTCAGCAGGTTCCGAGGCAGTAGGAGCATATAAAAATGAAATAGGGATATTGAGCGCGTTACAAATACGAGGAACCATATCTACGTCGGGAGAGTTATTACCGCGAATCCAATTGTTTACAGTACCCTTGCTTATTCCCAACTCATCAGCTAGCTGTACTTGAGTTAATCCGGCAGACTCCATTGCGGCAACGAGGTTGAGACGGATTCTCTCACGCAGGGAAATGCCTCGGTTATTACCCATATATCCACCACCTTTTATGAGCGTATACTATCACGCAAAAATATAAAAGTCAAGAAATTCGAGATTCACACTTGACAGTAGCGGAAAACGGTGATATTCTGGACGCGGGTAAAGAAATTCGCTACCGGAGAGGGAGGAATAAGGTGGACACTGCGAAGGCCGTTCGGGAGTATATAACATCCCATGGAATAAAGCAGGCATTCATCGCTGAGAGATGTGGATGGACAAAGCAAAAGACGAGCGCAATAGTTCGGGGTGAGAAGAGGATGGCTGCTGATGAGCTGGCAGCTATTTGCGAGGCCCTAGGGGTCCCCTACGATTTCTTTTTCGTAGGTATGCCCCCCAAAACAGCGCATGAGAGGAGGTGAAGGAGATGAGACTCCCATATGGGATGCCAACACCAGATGAGGCAACAAAAGAAATTGCTTCGGAAATTGTCCAGTTATTAGTTAACAGCGGACTTACTTACAAAAAAGCGTCTGAGACGCTGGAGACGGCCCAGACGCTTTTGAATGAGACAATACCTACTATTTCGTAAATTCTTCTTCTATGCGGTTAAACATGGATTGCTGGAATAGATCAAACTCCTCTTCAAGTTCCTGCTTAATTTTCGTCGCTGCGGGCATGGGGAGCCTCTTCAGGATATCGGACATGCTATCCAGATATACCCGGCAAAATCGATTTAAGTCATTTTTGAGTAAAGGGCTCATAAAATCACCTCCTTCCACCACCCAAATCATACCACAGGGCGGGGAAGGGGGGCAAGCAGGGCCACTCTGCTCTCATAGGACAACCCGGCGGAAGAATAGGCTGAGACGAGGTGATTATGGTGGCGGTACTTGAAACAGTGGTACATAAAACGCGGGTACTCAGCGGGAAGGAATATCATGTGACGATTACCCGGCGGAAGGGCCTGGATACATACACCGAGCGGACGGAGAAAAACGGCCAGATCGTCGAGGAGCAGATACTGGCCGACGAGGCCACATTTATCGACTGGGGACCCAAGCTTGGCATCACGCGGAATTATACGCTGCACAAGGAGTATACCGAGGAGGAGCGTGCCGCCGGCCGCCGCCATATCCAGGAGGTCGCGGCAAAGATCCTGATCGATCAGGGGATTTGGTGATGGAGGTATCACATGAATAAGATCTTGACGGTAGAGGCCGTGGATGGCGGCTGGAAGGTGGAGGCCCGGACGCCGGATGGGATGACGGTTGTGCGCTTCGGGACAGAATCAGCGGAGCAAGTCCTCGAAGATGCCCGCTGGGCGGAGGCGGAGCCGGCATGATGGAGAGCCGCTCCATAAGAGCGGCCTCTGTAAGCAGTGGACAAGCCGTGCCGCCGCTGGGGCGGCGGGGATCAGGCGGAGCCCGGACGCACGGGCCAGGGCGTCGCGCCTCTCGGCGTCACCGCGACCCGCCGCGCCAGGAGCGGCACGGACATCATCAAGAGGAGGAGCAGAGTATGGATTACATAGTCGCTGACTGGAGACCCGTGGGGGATGGACGCAACCGCCGGCGGAGGACGGGTATTTTGGCCGCCCAGCGCCGGGCATGGCATAAAATGACCCGGGCGGAGCGCCGCCGGGCACTGCTTATGCTGCGGGACTGCACCATGTTTTTGGGGTGTATCATCGTCGCTGTCGGCCTGCCAGGGTGGGTCGAGTATCTTTTGTAGGGGGGACGGCAATATGGCGGGCACAGAACGACCGGCCTACTGGGCGGTCATCCCCGCATCCGTCCGGTACGACACGGAACTATCTCCCAATGCCAAGCTGCTTTACGGCGAGGTGACCGCCCTCTCGGACAAGCTGGGGTACTGCTATGCCCAAAACAGCTACTTTTCAAAGCTGTTCGGCCTGTCTGACCGGAGCATCACCCGGCTTTTTGCCGCGCTGGCGGAGCGGGGGTATTTGCGGGTGGACGTGATCCGGGACGAGGCTACGCAGGAGGTGCTGGAGCGGCGGATCTATGCTGTATGCAGTCAAGAGGCATCCGAACCCCCTCCCGACAAAATTGTCGGGAGCTCTGACAATTTTGATACTACCCCTCCCGACACGCGGGAGGTGCTGGAGCGACGGATCTATGCCGTATGCGGACAGGAGGCAGAAGCGCCACCTCCCGACAAAATTGTCGGGACCCCTCCTGACAATTTTGACACCACCCCTCCCGACAAAAATGTCCAGGAGAATAATACAAGTATAGAATATATACCCCCTATAGTCCCCCAAGGGGGACAGGCCAAAAAGAAGAAAACAAAGAGCGTCCCCACCTGGAAGCCTGAGCGGTTCGAAGCATTCTGGAAGTTCTACCCCCGCCATGAAGACCGGGTATCCGCCGTGCGGGAATGGGACAGGCTCAAGCCGGATGACGCGCTCATCGACGCCATTGCCCGGGCGCTCAAGTGGCAGGTGAGGGCCGAGGACTGGCCGGCGCCCTACGCCTGCCGGTATCTCCGCAACCAGCGGTGGACAGACGAGCCTAAACAGGGCGGCAAGGTGGGACCACCCAAGGCGCGGGCCAGACAGCTCACCGGATGGCACACGGAGGTCATCAACGGGGAGGAGGTGCTTGTGCCGGATGCCGGATGTACATAGCCAAAGGCTGAACCTTATGGCCGAGCAGAGTGTCATCGGCGCCATCCTCCTCACGGATCGGTGTCTTCCGGAGGTGGAGCGGGCGCTCCACCCGACAGATTTCCGCTTGGAGGGAGACCGGGCCCTCTACGAGGCGGCCCTGGCCTTGGAGCGGGATGGGGATAGGATCGACTCCGTGACCATCCTGGACCGTGCCCAGAAAATGGGGGCGCAGGTCTCACGGCAATATGTGCTGGAGCTCATGGAGCTCACTCCCACCGCCGCCAATGTGATGGAGTATGTCAAGCTGGTCAAGGAGGAGAGCCTTCGGGCGGCGCTGATGGAGGCCGCTGATCGCATCCGAGAGGGCGTTGAGGGGCGGGAACCGCCGTCCGCCGTCCTCTCCGCAGCCGGGCAGAGACTGGATGACTTGGCGTCCCAGAGCAGCCTTGGGCGGCTGGTCACTCCGGCAGACGGATTTCTGGCCTTTTTCCGCCAGCGGGATGCTGTGGAGGCCGGAGACGCCAGGGGCTATGTCTGCACCGGCTATATGGCCCTGGATGAGCTGCTGGGAGGCGGGATGCTCAACTCCGGACTCTATCTCCTGGCCGCAAGGCCCGGCATGGGGAAAACCACCCTAGCCCTCAACATTGCCGACCGGGTGGCCCAAACTGATCCGGTGTTATTTGTCTCCCTAGAAATGGACACAGAACAACTGGCAGCCAAGCGGATCTCTCGGGAGACCGGCATCTCCGCCAACAAACTGCTGATGCAGCCTCTTACAGACCCGGAGGAGGTTAAGGTCAGTCAGGCCGCAAAGTCCTTGGCAAGCCTGGCATTTTACTCCAACGACGCCCCCACGGTAACAGTTGACGACATCGGGGCCCTGGCCCGCAGCATTGTCGGCCTGCGGCTCATCGTGGTGGACTATTTTGGCAAGATCCTACCCCCGGCCGCCTCCCGCCGGGCCGGGCGGGTGGAGTACACCACCGAGATTTCAGGCGCCCTGAAAAATCTGGCCCGGACGCTCCGGGTCCCTATCCTGACCCTGTGCCAGCTCAACCGGGAGGTGGAGGGGAGACAGATCAAGCGGCCTCAGCTCTCTGACCTGCGGGACACCGGGGCCCTGGAGCAGGACGCCGACGGGGTGATCTTCCTCTACCGGGAGGACTACTACGCCGACCGCAGCACAGTGGACCCCAACGTCCCATCTCTCCTGGAGGTGGATCTGGCCAAAAACCGACACGGCGGCGTGGGGAGCTGCAAGCTGGCTTTCTCCTTGGCCTCCAGCCGGATCACCGGGATGTCCTACCGGAGGCCAAAGCGGGAGGAAATACCGGAGCAATTTAGACTCGGAGAGGAGTTTTGAGCGAATATGACAAAACAATATCGTGGTACGTTGGAGGATTTTGAGAAAAAGCTATCTCGTGTCATGGAGCGTCTGGGTGTAGACGCAGATCACTATCAATGCGACTATTATGAGCGCAAGGCAGGGTGCTCCTGCTTCGTCGAGATGCGGTATAAAGACAAAACCTATCGATTTGAAAACTCAAGTGCCAAGTCTGCCGCCTGTGGCCGAGGGCTGATATACAAAAGCGACCTGTTTGGGGAGATCGTCTATTCGCTGGAAGGGCTTGCGCGGGCGGTCGAAAAGGGGATATTTACCCTTGATATGCTTTTGGAGGGCGTGCCAGCACTTCCAGAGGCGCCAACCATGGAGCCCTGTTTTACCGCTCTTGGATTTGCAAATCGGCCGGCCACCATAGAAGATATCAAGACGCAGTATAGGCGGCTGGCGAAGGTCATGCACCCAGATAGCGGTGGCAGCGAGGCCGCGTTTACCGCCCTGACCAAGAATTACAACGCCTGCCTGCGGGCAATGAAGGTATAAGCGGCGGAAGGAAGTATGGATATGAGACAGAACAATCTGGCCGAAACAAAGTCCCAGGACGCAGCCCGCAGGCCCATTGAGGTTATTACTGCGGAAATTTGGCTGTACAAGCAACAGGCTGGATCGGCCATTCTGGAAATTGGTAGCAGGCTGAACGAGGCAAAGGGTCAGTTGTCACACGGAGAGTGGTTGCCTTGGCTGGAAGAAAAAGTGGAGTTCTCGGAGGCGACTGCGCAGCGCTTCATGCGCTTGGCAAGGGAGTACGAAAATCCGTCACTGGTGACGGATTTGGGAGCCTCTAAGGCATTGCAATTGCTGGCTTTGCCAGCATCTGAGCGAGAGGAATTTTTAGCCGAAAAGCATGACGTGAACGGTCAAGAAAAGACCGTAACGGAAATGTCCAAGCGAGAGTTGGCCCAGGCCATCAGGGACCGTGACGAGGCCCGGAAGGCGGCCGAAACGGCCAGAGCCGATGCCGCAGCAGCCGAGCAGGCGAGGTCCAAGATGGAGGCCGATATGCGGCTGGTCAATGCTGCTTTGGCATCGGCCCGGGCGGAGAAGGAGCGAGCCGATCAAGAGTCCACCCGTTTGGAGCGGGAGTTGGCCGAGCTGAAGGCACGCCCGGTGGAGGTCGCGGTGGAATCTGTTTGCGACCCGGAGGCTATCGCAAGGGCCAGAGCGGAGGCTGTGGCCGAGATGCAGGCAAAGTTGGACAAGGCGAAGGAGGCCAAGGAGAAAGCCGACGACAAGCGGAGGCAGGCCGAGGCTTCGATGGAAATCTTGAAAAAGTCCATGGAGGAGCGGGAGAAGGCCGAGAGAAAAGCCGCCCTGAGCACCGATAAAGAGGTAGCCCAGTTTGAGGTACTGTTTCTTCAGGGGCAGGAGCTGGCGAACAAAATGAAGGGATATCTTATCAAGGCCAGGGGACGGGAGGACCGGACCGCCGCTCAGGGCATGGAAAAGGCTCTGAAAGCTCTGGCTGAGGCCATCGGGAGGTGTGCGGAATGAGCAGTTGGTTTGAGCAGGCGGAGAACCGCCTGAAGGAGGAGTATAACAAGGCCAAGGGGCAAAAGGAGTCCGTTATGAAGTCAGCCGTCCGCGATGCCCTCTTGGACTTCTGCCGACAGAATGAAGAGTTTGCCCAAGCGGTGGTCCAGGGCGGGAGCTTCCAGGATTGCATGGCCGACGTGGCCAAGGGGGTGGGCAACTCTCTCTCCGATCTGGAGGCCTACCGTCGGGCTGCATCCTTCTATTTTGACGGGGCCAAGGTCAATTTTTCTATGAGTATTCAGTTGGAGCCTGCGGCGGTGGAGCCGCGGCAGACCGACATACTGCTGGATCTCTCCGACTTCTTCTGAGGGGGGTGACTCATGTGAAATACACAGAGCGAGAGCGGGAGATCCTGAACGGCTGGCCCACCGTCACCGAGGAGGACTTGGTCCGGATGAACGACCTTTTCTCTCACTATCTGTTCTTCCGGCGGGAGGGAAAGGCCCTGCACCACTGTGTGGGAGGCTACGCCGCCCGGCACATGGAGGGCGTGACCACCATCTTGTTCCTCCGCCGGACAAATGCGCCGGCCACCCCATACATCACTCTGGAGATGGACGGCAACCAGCTGCGGCAGATCCACGGATATGACAACGAGAGGAGCGCCTGCCCAGAGAACCCCGGGCGGGTGAGTCCCCGGACGATACACAAGAAATTTTTGGATACCTGGCTGCGGTGGCTCCGGGCCGGCAGCAAGCGGAACGAGGACGGCGCCCCGAAGGTGCCCCGCCGGAAAGCGGCGGCCGATGATGAGCAGGTCAAGACGGCCTGAGAGGAGCGCTGATATGGATAACAAAGAACTACTAGATGCTGTGCGCCGGTTGTCGGTTGAGACTGGCAGCCTGGCCTGCCTCGGCTGCGGATGGGAGCATAACTGTAGCATCCATGGCTGTGCCATTTTGCGGGCGGTAATAGCAGAGTTAATCCCGGCGGCTAACGCGGACCTGCGAGTTAAGGGAGGGCGGGGCGGCGGCCCCGCCTGTCCCTGTTTTGGAAAGGAGCGCATATGAACAGGGTATTGGTAGTGACAGTGCCGGCAGCGCCAGACGTGGACCTCTATCAGATGAGGGATTATGTCAAAGAGAGCTTGGAGCAGGGCGTCCTCGTCGTAGGGGCTGGCGTGCAGTGGGATCTGCTGGAACTCCCAGAACTGGGCGGCATTTGGGTACAGGGCACAGGGGGTCCGGGCGAAGCATCAACTCCGATGACACCAAGCGAAACAAATCTGGAGGGCAAGGCGGCCTTTGCCGGATGCGGCGCGAAGGAGAAGCGACGGATCTATGAGCGCCTCCGAAATTACCGGGACCGCCACGGGTTAGGCTCTTTGGAACCGCTGGCAGATGCGGCGGGGCAGGAGCTGACGGTGACAGAGCTCCGAGACGCGCTGCTGGGGCACAAGCTGCCAATGGATACATGGCGTGCCATCGGTGCGGCCTTGTCCCGCTTGGAACCGGAGAATTGAGATGGCGAAGTGTATCAAATCCATCACGGCGGGTCTTTTGCACCTGGAGATCCTGGGGAAAGTCCCGGACTTAAGCGGACAGCGCCGACGGGGCAGGCGACAGGTACCCACTTCGCCCGGTCAGCAGTTCTACAATCTGAAGTGCTCCTGGAGAGAGTTGGAGCTGACCTTGGCGACTAACTTCGGTGCCCGAGACTGGGTATTGGTCTTTACATACGACGATGCTCACCTCCCGAACAACAAGAAGAGTGCTGATGCTTGCTTCCAGAGGTTTGTCCGGCGATATCGCGCGGCCCGCCGAAAACGGGGCGAAGAGCTCCGATATATATACAACACGGAGGGATTTCACGAATGTCGATGTTACGACCACTTTGACGAGGACGGAGAGTTGGAGAACAGACGGCTCCACCACCATGTAGTGCTCAATTGTGTGTCGCTGGAGGACCTGGAGGAGGTGCGGAGCCTGTGGCAGGGGGGAGGTTATGTTCGGGCGGAGCCTTTGGACATCCATTATTATCGTGAGCTTGCCAAGTATATGACGAAGGAGGCCCGGGAGTTTGGGCGGGCCAAGCCGGGAGAGAGGACTTGGCGGGGGTCTAGAAATCTCAAAAAATACCAGGTGGAGTACATTGAGATCCCGAGTGACAGCATTACCCTTGCTCCACCGATGGGAGCCGTGGATTATGAGCGCTTCAGTGAGCGAAACCCATACGGCTTTGCGGACTGTGTGGGGGCCCGGTATCTCCTTTTTCCTGAGCGGGAGCCGGAACGCTATACCTATAATATAGGACGGCGGCAAGGGCCGCTTAATAATTTTCCCGCTTGAAACCAGTCTTAATAATTCGTCACGGTGTGTAGAAAAGGAGAAAGCGCCTTGCAAACTGAGAAAAAAACTGATAAACTAGTCATCAAGGACGGATGGTTGATGTGTCCCTCCTGCCGACGGCGTAAGGTCCTCCAGGTGAGGCCGGATACCTCGGCCAAAAATCTCATCGTCTACTGCCGGGATTGCCGGACAGAGACGATGATCAATATCGAGCAGGGCCAGTGCTTTGAGAGCCGGTGCCGATGATCCAACCCGATTGGGGCGGACGTCGGAGCCGGCTTTTTGTTTTGCCTGGAGATGATAGCCCATGGCGCAAAAACCACTCCGGCCATGCCGGCATCCTGGGTGTCCGGAGCTCACCCGCGAGGGATACTGCGCAAAGCATAAGCCAAAGCGGGCAGAGCGCGGGGAGAGTGCTGCGTGGCACTGGATGTATTATACGCCAGCATGGCGGGATGATCTTCGGCCCACACAGCTCCTGCTGGAGCCGTTCTGCCGCGAGTGCGCTAAACAGGGACAGCGGGTCAGGGCCACGCGGGTGGACCACAAGATTCCGCACCGTGGAGACTGGGCGCTATTCACGGACCGCCGAAATCTCCAGAGCTTATGTGAGCGGCATCACAACCAAAAAACGGCTCTGGAGATGGCCGAAAGACAGCGCGAAACGCGCCAAAAGTAAGCGCCTCGACCCAGCAAAATTGGACTAGGCTTGGGCGCATGCGCATATGTCCGGGTCATGCCCGCGCGTAGTATCCACGACGCCGTAGGCGTCGGATACCCTGCCCCACCCCGAGAAAGTTTCAACGGGAGGCGTTATAACCGCAGGCAGTCCTCTTTGCAAGATTTTTTCCCCACGGGTGATTTTTCAGGCTGCGGCTGGGAGACCTTAGCCGGCGATCCGTTTAGCCGGCGATCAGGACAGGGGGCGGCCAGGATGGCCAGAGGAAAGAAAATACCAGCGGTGCGCGTTGCCTGCCGTGGCGACGTGATGAAGCGGGTGGAGGAGATTGTCCCCTACGCCCGTAATGCCAAGATCCACAGTGAGGACCAAATTGCCCGGTTACGGGCCAGCCTGCGGGAGTTCGGCTTCGTCCGCCCCCTACTCATCGACGCCCAGGGAAATCTGCTCGCCGGGCACGGGACCCTGGAGGCCGCCAAAGCTGAGGGCATGACGGAGGTGCCCTGCAATCTGGTGGAGGGGCTTACCGATGCACAGCGCCGGGCCTACATTCTGGCTGACAATAAGCTGGCCGAGTTGGCGGCCTGGGACGAGGCCATGGCCGGTCTGGAGCTGGAGGAGCTTGAGGAACTCGGTTTTGATCTGGCGCTCACAGGCTTCACCCCGGAAGACATCCAGATCGGCGAGGGCGAGGCGCCGGAGGAGACCGGGGATTTGGAATCTACAAAGCTCCGCAAGCGCTATACCTGCCCGCAGTGCGGGTATGAGTTTAACGCAAAATAGTATCCGGCGGGCCTGGAGGGAGGTAATATCATGGCCGGAACACGACAGACGCTGGAGGTGCTGGAGGGTAACGGGAAAAAGCACCTGACCAAAAAAGAAAAGGCCGAGCGGGCGGCCGCCGAGGTTCGGGCCGAGGTCCCGAAGCAGATTCGGCCGCCGGAGTATCTGCCGGAGGCATTGAAGAAGGAATTTCGGGCCCTGGGCGGTAAGCTGAAGGAGGCCGGGCTCCTGACTGTTCTGGATTATGACACCCTGGCCCGGTACCTGCTGGCCAAGCAGAGTTATCTGGCCGCCACACAGAAGGTGCTGGAAATCCAGCGGGGACGGATGGAGGCCGGGAAGCGGGTGATCGATATGAAAGCCCTGGACGGGGCGACCCGCGTTCAGGACCGATTCTTCAAGCAGTGCCGGGGCGCGGCCAACGATATGGGCCTGACCGTCACCAGCCGGTGCCGTTTGGTGCTGCCGCCGGGCGCGGGCGGAAAGGCGCCGGAGGAAAACCCGTTTGAGCGGATGATGCGGGAGCGGATGCACCGTGCCTGAAATGCTTACCCTGGGCCCGAGCCTAGAAGTGCCCGTTCCGGACGACGGAGCGGTGCTGCGCTACAGCGCAGAGGCCGTGCAGGATACGGTGGACTTTTTCAGCCTGCTGTGCTTCGGACAAAACGAGTGGGCGGGCAAGCCTTTCGAGCTTCAGCCCTGGGAGATGGACGCCATTACCCAGTTTTACGGGGTGCAGACCCAGGACGAGGACGGCTCCTGGGTCCGCTACCGCCGCTTCCTCTACGACGAGTTGCCTAAGAAAAACGGGAAAACCGAGTTTGCCGCCGGCCTCGGCCTGTATCATCTGCTCTGGGATGGGGAGGCCAGACCCCGGGTGGGCGTCTTCTCCTCGGATAAGGAGAACGCCACGCAGATCTACGAGGCGGCCAAGTACATGGTGGAGCACACCTGCCTGGGACAGCCGGAGCATGATCCCATTGCCTGGGCGGTGGACTCCCGGAAGGAGATCCATACCAAATACGGCGGCGTTATGAAGATCTACTCCTCCGACGCCGAGACCAAGCATGGATATTCCTTTAGCTGCATCATCATCGACGAGCTGCACGCCCAGCCCACCCGGAGGCTGTGGGACGTGCTGATTTCCGGCTCCAACGCCGCCCGGAGGCAGCAGGCGGTGATCGTGCTGACCACCGCCGGCGACGACCCGGACCGGACCAGTATCGGCTGGGAGATCCACGAGCAGTGCCGGCGCATCATGGCCTGGCGCGCCGGCCGGCCCGAGCGGGAGCTGGACGAAGACGACCCAGCCTGGTGCCCCATCATGTACGGACTATCGGTCCTCACCGGCGACGACCCGGACCGGATCGCCGAGCTTGATATCTACGATGAACAGCTCTGGTACCTGTGCAACCCTGGCCTGGGCCACAACCTGAAGCTCCGGGACTTCCGGACTGAGGCCCGGGCGGCCAAAAAAAGCGAGGTGAAGGAGCGCCTTTTCCGATGGCTGCGGCTCAATCAGTGGATCTCTGCCAAGGTGGCAGGCTGGGTGCCGCTGACCATCTATGACAAAACACAGTGGAACCGGCCGGAATGGCAGGGACTGTCTGTGCTGGAGCGGCGGACGGCAGTCCGGCAGCTGCTGCGGGGCAAGCGGTGCTTTGGCGGACTGGACCTGTCCAAGAGCACCGACCTGACGGCCTTCGTGCTGCTTTTCCCACCCCAGAAGGGCCTGGAGACCTGGGTGACGCTTTTTTGGGCCTGGGTCCCTCTGGACGATCTGGAGGGGCGGGAACAGCGGGACGGAGTGCCCTATGGGGATTGGATACGGGCGCAATTCTTGACCGGATGCCCCGGCGATATCATCGACTACGACCAGGTGGAAGAAACCATCCGGCAGGCCGCCCGGGATTACCGTCTTGAGACGCTGGGCCTTGACGCGGCGCTGTCCTGGACGCTGTCGCAGCGGCTGATGCAGGCCGGCGAAGGAGAGCGGCCTCTGGAGGTCGTCGAGATCCCCCAGACCATGATGGGCATGTCGCCGGGCATGAAGGAGGTGGAGCGGCTGCTGCGCAAGCATGAGATGCTCCACGAGCACAACACCTGCGCCCGCTGGTGCTTTGGCAATGTACGCTGCGCCACCGACGGCAATGAAAACACAAAGCCCATGAAAAACCGAAGCCCCGGGCGGATCGATATCACGGTTGCCTGGATCATCGCCATGGCGACCGCACTGATCAAGCTGGCCAGCGGCCCGGGCTTTGACACCACCAAGCTGGGGGAGGATTGGAGCCTATGACCGAAAAACCGTATGACTTGGAAAGGACCGCCCGCCGTGAGGCGCGGAGGCGGGCAAGAGAAAAAGCGGTGCGCGTGCTAGGGACCTACCTGGACGATCTGCTGGCCGTAGCCGCCGGGGTGTGCCTGATCACAGCGGCCGCACTGGCCGTGGGCGCCGCCGCAGCCTTCGGCGTGGCTGGCGTCTGTCTGGGCGCTTATGCCCGGATCGTCGCCCGGGGGAGAAAGGAGTAAGCCATGCTTTTGTCCAACAGCATCCGAGCGAGGCCCAAGGCCAGCGCATCCTACCAGGAGATCGCCTGGGACGACGTGCAGGCATGGTTCCGCACGGTGTTCTTCTCCGGCGAGGAGTACCCGGACAGCCGGACGGGAGCGGAGCGGCTGTCTCCCATCGCGGCGGCACACCGCATCTATACGGGGGCCATGAGCGTGCTGCCGTACAGCCTGTACCAAAAGAACGGAGACGCCCGCATTCCGCAGTCGGACCAGGCGCTGGACTACCTGTTGAAGGTCCGGGCCAACGAACGCATGAGCCCGGCTCTGTGCAAGAAGATCATCGCATCCAACGCTTTCTGGCATGGGACCGGGTACGGCTGGATCGTCCGGGACGGGCTGGGACGCATCACGGACCTCATCCCGCTGGACGCCTCCACCTGCAGCATCCGATGGGACGGGGAGGCGAGGCACTACTGGTATGACTTCACGGCGGACGAACTCTCCATCACCCTGGCGCCGTCCCAGCTCGTGATCGTGTTTTTCGATACCTACGACGGAGTCCACGGCCGGGGTGTGCTGGACCTGGCCCGGGAGACCATCAAGGCTGACGGATCGGCTCAGATGTACGGCCGTAAGTTCTATCAAAACGGGGCCCGAATGAGCGGCATCGTGGAGGTGGACGCCGACCTCGGAAAAGACGGCCGGGAGGCGATCAAGAATGAATTTTCCAGGTATGCGGCCGGGGCGGAGGACGCCTTCAAGGTAGCGGTGCTCACCCGGGGTTATAAATATAGCCCAATTGGGCTCAACCAGAAGGATAGCCAGTATATCGAGAGCCGGGGATTTTCCGTTGAAGAGGTATCCCGCTTTACCGGTATCCCGGCCTATATGCTCCAGACGGGAAAGCAGAGCTACCAATCTAACGAGCAGCAGCAGCTGGACTTTGTCGAAAACACCCTGCTGCCCCATGTGACAGCCTGGGAGCAGGAAATGAGCTACAAGTTGATTGGCTGGCGTCGTCAGGAGCAGGGCTGGTATCTGCGGGCTAACGTGGGGGTGCTGCTGCGGGGCGACAATGAGAGTCGAAGCCGCTTTTATGAAAAGATGATCCAAAACTCTGTGTACTGCCCGGATGACTGCCGGGCTTTTGAGGAGAAGGACCCAATCCCCGGTGGGCTGGGCCAGAAGTTCCTGGCAACCAAGAACCTGGCCTCCCTGGAAGCCGTGGTGAACGGCACAGCAGAGGACCCGGTCAAGCCGTAAGGCTGTCCGCGGCGTGCAAAGGCGCGTCCGCTTCCACCTCCGGGCTAACCCGCCCGCGATTTTCCCCGCGGCCAGCCGCGGACAGCACCAGATCAGAAAGGAGAGATGCTTATGGATATTCCACTCAGAGGCGAACTGTGGGACAACGACAGCGCCGACATCCTGCGCTGGTGGGGGTGGCGGGACATTACCGCCCCCATGGACGTGGCGCAGGCGCTGGAACAGGCCGACGGAGAAGAGATCACGCTGCTCATTAACAGCCCGGGCGGATCGATGGCAGTTGGCAACGAGATCCGCTCCATGCTGCGCCGGTATCCCGGCAGGACCCGGGCCCTGTTCCAGGGCTACGGCGCATCGGCGGCCACCCTGGCCGCAGCCGGATGCGGCGAGATCCAGAGTGAGCCGGGCGCCCTGCTGTGCTACCACAACCCGAGCGGGGAACAGGGCGGGGACTACCAGGACATGGAGCTTGCGGCCGAGGGCCTTAAAAACGCCAGGGACTGCGTACTGGAGATCTATACAGCCCGAAAAGGCTGCAAGCCCCGTGAGGATCTGATGGAGCTGATGGACAAAAACATCTGGATCAGCCCCACCCAGGCGCTGGAGTATGGATTGATCGACGGGATCGTGCCCCTGGAGGGGGAGGAGCCGCCGGGGCCGGGGACTATGCTGGCCGCCGCCGGGCGGCAGATCCGCCTGACCGCCTCCATGCGACAGCAGTACCGGGAGCACGTGGCGGCGCTTCGGGCCGCCGAACAAAACAAGGCAGTATGCGCCCAGGCGCTGGCCCGGGTGCTTGCAGAAATATGAAAGGAGCCGAGAACCATGGACTTTATCCAGAAGATCAACGACCTGCGGGTCCAGAAGGCGGACCTGCTGGCCAAAGCCGAGACCTTTGCCCAGGAGGGCAACACGGAGGAGATCAACAAGATCAGCGACCAGATGAAGGGCATCAACGCCTCCATCGCCAGCTACGAGGCCCTGGCGGAGGAAAGCCGCAGAAATGCGGACCCCATCGACCCCTCTGACCACAAGGATGAAACGGGCGTCACCCCCAAGGATGAGAGAAAGGCCCCCTGTCCCTTTGCCAGCCTGGGCGAGCAGCTTCAGGCCATCTATAACCAGCAGAGCAAGGGTATTCAGGACAAGCGGCTGGCCATCGTGCAGGACGCAGCCAGGGGCGCCAGCGAGGGCGTGGGCTCCGACGGCGGTTTTGCCGTGCAGGAGGACTTTGCCGGGCAGATCCTGGAGAGTGCCGTGCAGAACAGCCCCCTGCTCCAGCGGCTGGACAGCTATACGGTAGGCGCGGCCTCCAACTCAGCCCGCTGGCTGCAGGTGGATGAGACAGACGTGTCCAAGTCGGTGTTCGGCGGCATCCAGATGTACTGGGTCAGCGAGGGCCACACCGTCGCATCCAGCAAGCCCAAATTCCGGGAGGTGCGCATGGATCTGGAGAAGATGATGGGCCTGGCCTACGCCACCGACGAGCTGCTCCAGGACGCTCCCTTTATGACCGGATTCTTCGGAAATGCGTTCTCCCTGGCAGCCGACCGGCTGATGACCGAAGGGGTGATCTCCGGCGACGGCGCGGGGAAGATGACCGGTATCCTGAAGTCCGGAGCGCTCATCACCGTGGCCAAGACCACCGGACAGGCTGCGGGCACCTTCACCGGCGATAACGCGATCAAGATGCTGGCGCGGTCCATGCCCCGGAACCGGGACCGGCTGGTGTGGGTCATGCACCCCGATCTGGAGGAACAGCTCCCCTATCTGTCCATCACCAGCGGCGGCGAGACCAAGTTCCTCTGGAACCCGGAAGGCGGCCTGGGCAACTTTGACACGCAGAGAGTGCTCAACAAGCCCGTGCTGTTTGAAGATAGCTGCAGCGCCCTGGGATCCGCAGGCGATGTCCTGCTGATCGACCCCAAGGAGTATATGCTGCTGCGCAAAGGCACGGCCAAGCAGGACTGGTCCATCCACGTGGAGTTCCTCACCGACCAGCAGTGCTTCCGCTTTGTCTTCCGGTGCAACGGCGCGCCCAAGATCAACAGCCCCATGACCATCAAAAACAGCTCCAAGACCCGCAGCCCCTTTGTCACGCTGGCGGCCCGGGCCTGATAGAAAGGAGAATTTGAGATGACTCGAATTTTTGAGCGCATTTCCACCGTCTGTTGCCTGGCGCCTGCATCGGTGGCCGCCAGCACGGAGACCGCAACCGACTACGTTGCCGCCAAGGGGATCCTATCCATTGATTTTCATATCCTGCTGGCCAGTCTGGCCAGCGGGAAGACGCTGACCGTGGCCCTGTATTCCGCCGATGACAGTACCGGCGCCAACGCCGAAAAGGTGGCTGAGACCAGCTTTACCGCTGCGGATGCCATGAGCAAGGTGGCCGCCGTGGTCTCCATCGAAGTGGACGCCCCCTATTACTGCGTCAAGTTCCAGCATGATTCCGCCTCCGCCGTGATGTGCTCCGCCGTGTGCAACTGCTGCGGCATGTATACGTCGGCACAGGACTGGACCCTGCTGGCGTGACGGGCCCGGAAAGGACGTGATCCCATGGAGCTGAGCGCAGAACGTCTGGCCCAGCTGGCGGCCTACTGCCGGATTGACACTCCAACGGATGCGGAGCTGGAGCTGCTGGTCGGGCTGTACGAAAGTGCAGCGGCGTACATGACTACCGCCGGGGTGGCGGTGCCCGCGAAGGGCACGCCACGGCGGGCTCAGTACGACCTGTGTGTCAACTACATGGTGCTGGACGCCTATGACCTCCGGGATGAGACCATAACTGGTACCATCGTCAATGAAAACCCGGCTTTCCGGCGGTTGATTAATCAGCTCAAGTGGAGCGAGCCGGTGCAGTCCGCGACAGACGGGACGGAGGGAGCGTAATGCGGCATGGAGCAAGCGCCCTGCGGGAGCGGGTGGAGGTGCTGGAGCTGGCCGCGGTGGAGGGAGGCTGGGCGTGGGAGAGCGTGCGGCGGACCTGGGCGGAGGCGGAGCTGACGGACCGGACGAACCTCTTTTCCAAGGTGGGGATCGGGGCACGGGACGTGCGCCTGGTCCTGCGGCGGCAGAGCCTCACCCTCCACAATGCTTTGCGCTGGAAGGGACAGCATCTGCTTTTGACCTCCATCGTGGAGAACGTCCCCGGGTGGCTGGACGTCCAGGCCGCGCTGGTAGAGCCTGCGGCGTGCAGAGGCAACGTCCACCGGGGAGAGAACGGCCCAACATTCCCCGGCGTACTCGTCGAGAAGTACCTGCGCCACGAGCAGGACCACCCCATGGCCACCACCACCGTGTGCTACGTGCTGGTGACGCCCAAGGCGGTGGAGATCGAGCCCAAGGGCCTGGTGGAGGCAGGCGGCACACGGTATGTGGTGCAGGTGGCCCACACGCTGGACGGCTGGAAGAATGAGTACGAGATCCTGCGAAAGGGGGATCAGTGAGAAGCGTGAGGATAGGCGCATAGGGAGAATAAGTCAGGACGCAGACGAAAAAACAGGCGAAGGGCCTTAGCCCTGAGCAGCATTTTTCGCGGAGTCCGTGCTTATTCGACCGGCTATGCGCCCAATCCGCAGCGTGACAGACCGCAGACCGGAAGGAGGAATCAGGTATGCAGACGGTACGGCTGGACCGGAACGCGCTGGAGCGGCTGGCGGCGGACTTCAACGACCTGCTGCGGGAGTACCCGGAATGGCGGCGGGAGATGTACGAGGAGATGGGCCGGGCCGTCCTGGCGGAGGTCCAGCGGGGCCTGGGAAACGGCGAGGCGGCGGGCTGGCAGGAGGCCGTGGTGGGCTCCGGCGGCGGCTACGCCGCAGTCCGCCCCAAAAAGGAGACCTTCGCCCGGGACGGAGGCTCCGGCGAGCCCTACGCCGTGGGATACGTCACCAACTCAATCGAAAACGGACACAAGCAGGAAAAGGGCCGGTATGTTCCCGCCCTGGGGAAAAAGCTGGTGGCGGACCGGGTGGCCGGGAAAGGGGCCTATCTCGCGGCACGGCAGCGGGCGGAGGAGATCGCCTACCAGGCCGCGGAGCGGTTTGCAAAGAAGATACAGGCCAAATTACAGGAGGGATAGCATGCTTTCATTTCTGGCGATTACGGAGGCGGTAAAGGGGCTGGTGGAGGAGCGGTATCCAGGGAATACGGTCTATCTGGAGCGGGTACCGGTGGACTTTGCGCGGCCGTCCTTCCTGGTGGAGCTGGGGCCGGTGGAGATGCTGGACGCCTCGTGCGGCTGCCTGGAGGTCAAGGCCACGGTGGTGGTCACCGCCTTT